TTTACTCTCCTCCCTCACAGGGTTAGATCCAGGTTGATTCCCCTCGCCCTGGATCTTTTTTTTACCTATCATAGGTACGGGGCCAGGCGACGGCTCGGCGTCGTTAAACAGCCCGTATCCTTTGGCAAAAGGTGCAAATGAATCCTGGCCCCTCCTTCACTGGTAAAATTTACCACTCTGCTTGGAACTTTTCTCCAGCTTTGCTATCCTACGGTTGTCGGAAGTGACGCTCCGGCATTTGGCGAACACCTTTAAGACCCAGAACCTCCTAGAGAGGGCTTGTAGTCATCGTTTGGTGTTCGCCCGATGCTGGCCTGTCAAGCCCAAGTCCTCCCTAGGGGGTTTTTCTTTTGGGCGCTCCGACTGCGGTCTGTGTGGACGGGGTCTCAACGCCAGCGCACTGACCAAAGATCTGAAACTGGGGGAAAGCTGCGGAAGAATCAGAACGGGGTGGCGAAGCTAGTGCCCCAGCAGCGAACGACTGGCGAGTCAAAGCGGCTCCGGCGGACAGACTTTGTAAAGGCCACCAGATCAACTGTAACATCTGTTACAGTAAGACGATCTGGGATGGCTGAGTCTTGCCCACCAGCAGACAGGTGTCGTTAAGTAGTTCTACGAGATAGCTTAAAGATTAAAAACAACAAAGGGGGGTAGCTCCCTCAAAATTATGGTGTAACATTGTTACAGGGTGTAACATAGTTACAGACAGGAGAGAACATGGATCCGTTTAAGATCTCAGAGCCGACCGTCATTTCATTTTCTGGCGGGCGTACCTCGGCCTACATGCTCTGGCGCGTGCTGCAAAGTAATGGCGGGCTTCCTTCTGAGAGCATTGTCTGCTTCGCCAACACGGGCAAAGAGATGGAAGAAACCCTGCGGTTCATCGACCGCTGCGGGCGTGAATGGGGCGTCGAGATCCACTGGCTGGAGTATCGATATCATGAAGAGCAGCGCCAAAGATTCAAGCGCGTAACCTTTGAGACGGCAAGCAGAGACGGCGAGCCCTTCTTTGAACTGATAGACCAGAACGGTAGCCCGTACCTTCCCAACCCTGTAGCCCGCATCTGCACGGCAAAGTTAAAGATCAGGACGATTCACAACTATGTCCGGTCTCTTGGGTGGGATCACACAGAGAATGAAGACTGGGTCGGTATCCGAGCTGACGAGCAGCGACGCGCAGCCAAGATAGACCGCAGCCGCACCCCATTGGTCACGGCAGGTGTAACCAAAGAGACCGTATCAGAGTTCTGGAAGGCTCAGACTTTCGATCTTGAGCTGCCGAACATGAACGGCGTCACCATGCATGGGAACTGTGACCTGTGTTTTCTTAAGACCCCAAATCAAATCTTAAGCCTCATCAAAGAGAAGCCAGACCGAGCGCTCTGGTGGATCAAGATGGAGAACCACGCCCAGACCAGCAACAAAACCTTTGGAGACGGGGCCAGGTTTAGAAAGGACATGCCAAGTTATAAAGAGTTACACCAGTACGCCTTAAACCAGCAAGACATGTTTGATAACAACCAAGAAGCTATTCCCTGTTACTGCGGAGATTAAAATGACCAAACTAAAACTTACCGAGATTCGTATCGATGGCGACACGCAGGCCCGCGCCAAGAACAATCAAGAGACCATTAACGAGTACGCGCAGCAGATGCAGGACGGGTCAGTCTTCCCGCCTGTCGTCGTCTTCAATGACGGCAAACATAACTGGCTGGCCGATGGGTTCCACCGCTACTTTGCAACCCGGCAGAACGGCGGATTAGAGATCGAAGTAGAGACGCACAAGGGAACCGTAGATGATGCCACCCTCTTTGCTTTGGGGGCGGGCGCACGACGCGGCCTGTCGTACACCAAAGACGATCTCAAAGAGATGATTACGCGGATGGTCAAACACTCTGTCTGGGGATCATGGTCTACCCGGAAGATGGCTGAGCATATCGGCTGCTCACACATGACCGTGAGCCGTATCAAATCCTCCCTTGAGGAAGCCCCCAAAGAGGTCTCCTACACCCGCGCAGGGGTAGAAGCGACCATGGATACCACAGCCATTGGCAAGACGCCCAGAGCGCCTAAAAAGGCCGATCCCGAGGAAGAGATAGAAGAAGACAATCAATCGGCAGAGCTGATAGACACAATCAATAAACTATCGGAAGAGAATGATCGATTGAAAGATGCTATCGCCGTGGGTCAGTTCGATGCCTCGGACATAGAGAAGGCCGATGTGGAGGAGACGATCAAAGACCTGCGGGAACAGATCCGATTGAAGGACATCGAGATTGATGCGCTGCGGGAATCTAGGGACATTCACCAACAAAAGGCGGCGGAGTTATTGAAGACGGTAAACTCCTTGAAGGCCAAGATTAAAAAGATGGGTGGCGAATGAGAGACTATTCCGAGGTGTACCAAGACATAAAGTTAGTGATGGTTGCCTTCTATCGGGAGGCGACAGAGGGCGATAAAGAGAAGGCATTGAAGCTCGCCGCTGATATTAAGATCCTATCGGCAGAACTCATACAGGCATTGATAGCCAAATAGTTTTACCAAAGCCCACGCCAGGGGGGAATCCTGGCAGGAGAGAAAACCATGGAACTGATGTTACGAGAGCATCAGATGAAAGCCATCGATCAGTTACGCGAAGGCTTCAAGAAGGGCCACCGCTGCCAGTTACTCTACGCCCCTACAGGCTATGGCAAGACGGAGTGCTCGATCTATCTGATGAAAGCCACGGCAGAGAACTACAAGCGGGCCGTGATGTTGATGGATCGAATCGTTCTGGTCGATCAGACAAGCCAGAGGCTAGACAAGTACAAGCTAGATCACGGCGTCTACCAGGCTAATCACTGGCGCTACCGTCCACTCGAAAGACTTCAGGTCTGTTCAGCTCAGACCCTTGAGCGCAGGGACAACTTCCCCGAGACAGATCTGCTCATCGTTGACGAGTGTCATATCGCCCGGCGGCAGACCATAGAGTTCATAAAGTCTCGCCCGAACATGAAGGTCATTGGCCTGACTGCTACCCCATTCACAAAAGGTCTGGGGGATGTGTACACCCATGTCGTGACAGGTAGTCCGACTGAGTTCCTAGTCACCAACAAATGGCTGGCCCCCTTGAGGGTATTCATTGCCAAAGAGATCGACATGACCGGCGCGAAGAAGGTAGCAGGCGAGTGGTCAACCGACGAAGTAACAGAGCGCGGCATCAAGCTGACCGGGGATATTGTCGAGACCTGGATCAAGAAAACGCATGAGATCTTTGGTGGCCCGCGCAAGACAATCGTTTTCTGTGCAGGCGTAGCCCACGGGTCTGACCTGGTGGAACAATTCGCCAGACATGGATACAACTTTGTGTCCATCAGTTACAAGGATGACGACGAGTTCAAGCGCGACGCCATCGCAGACTTCAGTAAACCAGACACGGAGATTCACGGGCTCATCGCCACGGACATACTAACTCGCGGTTTTGATGTTCCTGATGTGATGATCGGCGTGTCTGCCCGCCCCTTTTCCAAGTCTCTTTCCTCCCATGTCCAGCAGATGGGCCGCGTCATGCGTTCGTATCGGGACAAAGAGTTTGGCGTCTGGCTCGATCACTCGGGCAATTACCTTCGATTCCGTGACGACTGGGACAAGGTTTACGCGGAAGGCGTGGACGAGCTCGACAGCACGGTGGACAAGCCCCGCAAGGAACCGACCGAGAAGGAAAAGAAGGAAAGCAAATGCCCCGCGTGTGGGTTTCTCTGGCCAGCTAAGGCAGATGTATGCGCGGCGTGTGGTCATGTTCGGCAAAGACTCTCGGCCATTCAGTCAGTCCCCGGAGAGATGGAAGAGCTGGGGGCGGGCAACCGAGACGACAGGCAGGCGTTCTACAGTCAACTCCTCTACATTTCCAATGACCGGGGATATAACAGAGGGTGGGCAGCACACAAGTACAAAGAGCGTTTCGGCGTCTGGCCCCGCGGCCTCGAGGAAAAGACCCTGGTTCCCGATCTTAAGATCATGAACTGGATTCGTAGCCGACAGATTGCCTGGGCCAAGAGTCAGAGGAGGAAGACGGCGTGACATTTGAAGACTTTGCCAGGGCTCATGGTCTCATCATCAATCACACTATCCCGCATCGATGGGTGGCCGTGCCCACGACAGACCACCCTCACAAGCGTAACGGGCGTTACAAAGTTATCGGGGATGTGGGCTGGGTTCAAAACTGGGCGACGATGGACAAGCCCGAGATGTGGAAGGGCCAGGCTCCGCTCACGATCAAGTCTTATGTCCAGAAGGATGACCGGGAAGAACTAGCCCAGAAGGCGGCGCAGAAGGCGGCATGGATTCTCAAGCAATGCACGACCGAGACGCACCCATATCTGGAACGAAAGGGATTCCCCGAAGAACGGGGCAATGTCTGGCAGGGAAAGCTAGTTATACCGATGAGAAGGGCGGGCCGACTGGTCGGATGCCAACTCATAAGCGGTGATGGGGAAAAGAAGTTCCTGCACGGTCAGATCACGAAGGGCGCATCGTTCACAATCGATGCAAAAGGGATTGACATATTCTGCGAGGGTTTCGCTACTGCTCTTTCGGTGCGTGCCGTTATGCAGGCTATAAAGATTCGATACCGAATCCATGTGGCGTTCTCGGCAGGAAACATGAAGGAAGTATGTCGGGCCTTCGATGGTGGAATCGTCATCGCAGACAATGACGCGTCCGGCGTGGGTGAGAGAACCGCTAGGGAAATAGGCAAGCCGTACTTTCTGCCACCCACAGTCGGGCACGATTTCAACGATCTGCACTTGGCCGTGGGTGTTTTTCATGCCTCACAATCACTTAAGAGAGTTTTGATAGATGCCCGGCGAGAAGACGCTGAAACTTTGCCTCGATCTGCCTGACCCGTTCGCGTGTTATTCCATGGGCTCGACCGCACTCCTCCAGCATCGCACCGCCTAGCCTCATGATCATGATCGAATGTAACCTATCCCGCTGGTCTGGGGTATGTCTGGGGTAAAGCGCATCAAAGGCCTCACGATCAGGCATGGGAACCAGTAGCCAGGGGGTTTCCCCCCGGCCTGGAACAGGTACGCGGCCACCGCCTTGCCGAAGATTCATAGCGGGACCTCAAAGAAGATCATCACGGCCCACAGAAAAACCCAGAGCCCGGCCAGCATCCCCGCACTCACAAACAGATTCGCCCAAAACTCAGCCCAGGAATCCGCAAAGAACAGATCTCTCAACCAGTTCATGATGCCTCCCCGTACAAGTAAGTTGATTCAACGACCCACCCGCTGGTGAGTGACCCGTCGCGCTCAAATTGGCGAGCGGCAGATTCGGCGGCGACAACCGATGGGTAAACCCCGTAAACATCGCTGCCGGACAACAAAACATAGACTCTTTTCTTCATGATCTCCCCTCGCAGGTCTGCATCGATTCGGCCAGGCATAGCATCGCGTCTGTAATATCTCGGTCGCTGGTTCGGTCAAATGGACTCCACCAGACAACCCCCAGAGCATCTACGACCCCTTCTAATTCATCGCACGTACACTTCAGCAAATAATCGAACGCAGCCGAAGCGGTAAACTCTTCATGGTTCCAATGGCTAACGAAATGCTCAAAGGCAAGCGCCTTCCATTTCGGTTTGATGGTGTCCAGCATATAAAGCGTTTCGTTCATGATCAGACCCCTAATATATTTAGATAAATCAACCCGGCGCATATCGTCAGGACGATGAAATAGAAGATAAAAATAATTTGGCCCATGGTTTCCTCCTAGTAGGGCGGCAGGGTCTCATAGCCCTTATGGGAGACGAGGAACAGGGCACCCGGAGCGTTGCCCTCACAATCAGCGGACGGGATAACCTGCGACCCGTCGTCGAGTTCCAGCACCAGGGCTCTACAGTCCCAGGCTAGATCGTTTTTCTCTCGTTCGGTCATGTATCGCACGCCCGTTATGCGTCGGCCCAGGAGCCGATCTGATGCCAGCGTTGCCCATTGCGTTATGTTCATTGTCAATCGTCCTTTGTGTTGATGGTGTGGGTGCCGAATCGTAAAACCCCATTGCTGCAAGAACACTCGGTGTCTGTCTTAAACTCCACCAGGGTCGCCCCAAAGGGATGGCCATCGGTCAGTTCCACAGGCGTCAGGCCGATTAATCCCGCGTCGACCGGGAAAGAATTCCCGGCTTGGTCACGGTACACCCCGTCCCCGTAAGCCGTTCTAAAGCCTAATACTTGGTACTTCTGGCCGTTTTTCTTCACGGTCCCGACCGGCAGATCGAATACCGCGCAAGAATCCAAAAGCGCGTCCCACAATTCGCTGTCCACGGCATAGCAGGGATCACAGAGCCAATACTTGCCCGCGGGTACTTCCACGGTGAAATCGGCGGCAATGGTGTACATGTAGTTTGTTTTGCTCATGACCGAACCTCCGCGCGATAGGACGGCAGCGACCGAACGAAGGAATCAGAGCGGGGCTCGTTAACCTCTAGGGTTTTAAACTCACGGCCGGCGGCGCCCATTGCACGGGTAAACCTGAAAAGGTCGGAGTCCTCCTCTAGGAAAACGGTCTCCAGCCGTTGGCGCGAGCATCCGCTGATTTCGTCGGCGATGCCTAGTTCGTGCAGTAGTTCGCGCGGCACGGCCAGCCAGCCATGGCCAGGGTCAGAATAAAAAGTAAAAGTCTGCATGGTCTACTCCTCAGGGTTAAAAAATCGGTCTAGTTCGTCCCACTCCACCGGGCGCCCGTCTTGGCCTAGCACTCTCCAATCGACGGTTGTCCATGGTTCCTCGTCCGTATAATCCAGCGTGCCCGCGGTCGTTGGCGTCTCGATCATTCGATAAAAGATGGTTTGCGTTGCGTGGTTACATTCCAGCCAGGCATCGAGAGCCCATTTTTGGCCAGGGAATAGACACGGGCCGTCGAACCATTCCGAGCCCCGAGTGAAAGCGTTTTCCTTGCGTCGAATCGGCGTCAATAGTTTCCCCATGGGGGCGGACACTTCTAATATATAGGGTGTTTCGTACATGCTATATGATCTCCTGGTTAAATTTCGGCGCCTAAATCCCCGGCGATATGGTGCCGCAGTAGACTGCCCGGGGGGAGCGAGCGGGCAAAGTTTCGCACGGTCTCCGCGTCATTGGGTGCCCCGGTTTTCCGGGTTCCGTGCCAGGCAATGGCCACCTTCCCGCCATCGCCATAGCATCCGCCCGGCGTGTCATAACCCACCTTCTTCGCTCCGGGCCCATGCGCTACAAAAACAATCACATAATCCCGCTCGGGTCGGGCGCATAGCGGGCGCCCGTTCCCGCATTGCATGCAAGTGAAGTTGTCGGACAGTTCGGCAGGGCACCGAATAAAGCGCGTGCCCCGATAGGAAACCCCCTTCCACTCTGTACCCGTGGGAGCGGCCACTACGGCAGGGCGTCCGCTCTCCAGGGCATCGACCGCGGCGTCCATGGTATCGCACGATACATTAACTACAGTTTTGCCAGGCGTGGGGCGTGGCAATTTGTCGGCGGGAAAGTGTGAATATGTCCAGGCTTGCCCGCGTGGGGGCACGGCGTCCAGGAGTGCGGCCAAGTATTCGGCGTCGATGGTTTCCGTTCCCGTCTCGGGTGCTGGGTGTAACCCGCAAGTCTTGGGGCATGTTCCGTATGTGCTACGGTGCCCTGCGCGGTATGTTGTGGCAATCGGGCCGGTCTTTGAGTTTTGGGATATGCGGACGGTTTTTAGCATAAGACTCTCCAGAAAAGCCCGGTTTCCCGGGCGTGTGGTTTATACGGTGACGGTTCCCCAGCCGCGCGGCACGGTGTCGTAGCCGTTGGCGGCTAAATAGTTGCGGGCGTCCTCGTCCCAATGCGCGGGCATGTTCCCTTCGATTTCATACGCGGCGCGTGTTTCGGTTTCGTCTTCGTCGTTGTAACAAATGGCCACGGTGTAATAGGTGCCGAAATCGTGCGCGTGGCGGCGGGTCGTAAAGTAGACTCCCGCGTCAATCGCCTGGGGGAAAGTTCGCTCTAGTTGATCGATATACGCGCGGCATTCAAGGCGTGCGCGTTTTGCGTAGTCGTCGGCGCCCACGGCGGCGCATGGTTCGTCGGTGGGGGTTGAGTCAAGTTCAAAATAATCTCGCATGGTTTTCTCCTGGGGGTTTAATAATTGGCATCGGCCATATTGAAGGCGGCGCTAAACTCTAGGCCGCGCACGATTGAGGCGTGTTCGCTCTCGGCGTGGTATGCCTTTTTAGTGGCCGGGAAGTAGGCTATACGGTCGCCAATGCCGATTGCCTTGCCCGTCTCGGGGCAAACGCTATTGAAGCGGGCGGCGGTAAAGTAGGGCGGTCTGCGGTATTTCATTGGTTTACTCTCCTAAAAAATATTGTTCTGCCGCTTTTTTTGCGGCATCAAGTGACGCGTAAGCTTTTTCGATGGTGTTCGCAAGACCAGAGCGCCCAGGCTGATATACGCGCAAAATCCACTTGCGAACGCGTTTTTCGCTAGTCCATCGGCTGACCCATCGGTTTTCTTCGTAGGCAATCCAGGCGAACGATTCTTTGGAATGGCAAACGCTCTCCCATGCGGTCGCGTCTGGCTTATAGCCTAAAGCGCTGACCGCGGCGCTTAGTTGGCAAGTAGGGCTAAGGAATATATGCACGAGGGCGCTCTCCTATTTGTGAAGGGATAAAAGGGCAAAGAAAAACACGGTTGCAATGGTGAATCCTGCGACTGCACGCAAGGCAAACGGGCTAAAGTCTCCAGCCAGGGCAAAGGCGGCAATGCAGGCGATCAGTAGATAGAAGGCGGTTTTCATATTGGTGATGCTCTCCGTTGTTTTGTGTCGGTGTTGCTATGATATTGCAAGTCAAGCCCTAGTTCCCAGGTCGGTGCCATGATATTTTGCAATCGGTTGCGGTAATTGATAGGATTCGGCTATTCCCTATTTGTACCCGGGTGCGGCGGTGGTCGCGCGGGGTGTTTAGCCCGAAGGGCGGAAGGCTGAAATGAAACTCTCTCGCAAGTCTATTAAGGAAGCATTGGAGAATGTACCTATCGATGTCGTCCTACTGGGTTCGGCTGGTGCTACCGGTGAAATCAAGCTATCCGCGAAGGACAGAGAATTCGCCAGGGCTATTGCCATGGGGGAGAGTAAGGCCGGGGCATACCGTAAGAGCAGGCCAGGGAGCAAAGCAAAGCCGGAGACTCAGAGCAGAAGGGGCCAGGCACTAATGAAGCGGGACGCGGTGCAGGCGCAGGCGGAAGCGTTTAAGGCGGCTATTGAGGCGCAGAAGTATCAAACCCCTGCACACTTGCGTGCCCTAGTCATCCACCAGCTGACCCAGGCGGCGCTCAATGAGGACTTCCCACCGGCCACGCGCGTCCAAGCATTAAAGGCTTTGGGGCAAGTGACTGAGGTCGCGGCATTCACTGAGAGACGAGAGATTGTGAAAGTTACAGACGCGGCAGACGCCAAGGAGAAACTACTCGCTACGCTCAGGCTCGCCATGCAATCCAATGCCATCGATGTACAGGCGGATGATCTAATGGCAGAGCTGGCACCCACCCCCATGCGAAACGCGGCAGACGACGAGGACGCCACCCCCACCCCCCAGATTGTCAGCGATGCGGCGGGTAATACTACGCATAGTAATCCGCACATTGGTTTGCAAGATGGTTTTGACCCCCCTCCCCCCTCCAAAACCTCCACCCTTGGCCCAGAGGACGTTATAGAAAACACCCCCCCTATCGAAAATGGGTCCCCCGAAAAGGGTGGGGTGTAACAAATGTTACAGTTGACAAGACGATTTTCAACTGTAACAGGGTGTTACAGTGGGGATGTAACTGTAACAGGCTGTTACAGTACGTAACATTGTTATAGTTTGTAACAAAAGTTACAGTAGATATGACGGACGCACAGAGAGAGATTTATCAGGTCATTGATGGCTGGTGGAACAAGTTTGGGTTCGGGCCTTCGATAGATGAAATCATGATGATTACCGGAGACAAAGGACGAGGAAATGTGCATAGGAAGATCCGGTCCCTTTTGCGGGCGGGGCATTTGAAGGGTTTGCCTAATAGAGCGAGATCAGTTCGGCCTGCTTATTTGAGAGTGCATAAGATTGAACCCGAAGATTCTTGAGCTGATAGATCAACTGCCCGATGGGGATCGAGCGTCTCTTTTAGAGATGGCGCTTCAGTATCAAGACGCGCTTAAGAGGGAGCAAGGACAAGAGAAGTTCTTAGCCTTTGTGAAGACCATGTGGCCGGGATTTATCTCTGGGAGGCACCATGCTGTCATGGCGAAGAAGTTTGAAGAGATCGCCTCGGGCAAGTTAAAGAGGTTGATCATCAATATGCCTCCACGGCATACGAAGTCGGAGTTCGCGTCCTTTCTCTTGCCAGCGTGGTTTCTGGGAAGGTTCCCAGATAAAAAGATTATTCAGACCTCCCACACGGCAGAACTTGCTGTTGGTTTTGGCCGAAAGGTCAGGAACCTAGTGGATAGCGAGGTGTATACGAAGATCTTCCCAAATGTGGCGCTACGGCAAGACTCTAAGGCGGCAGGACGGTGGTCCACGAATGCGAACGGGGAGTATTTTGCTATTGGTATTGGGGGTGCTGTTACAGGTAAAGGTGCCGATCTACTAATTATTGACGATCCTCACTCGGAACAAGAGGCCGCCTTGGCTGAGATCAATCCTGAGATCTATGACAAGACGTATGAGTGGTTTACGTCCGGCCCAAGACAGCGGTTACAACCTGGCGGGGCCATAGTCGTAGTAATGACCAGATGGTCGAAGAGAGATCTTACGGGGCAAGTGTTGAAGGCAAGCGCTCAGAGGGAGGGCGACGAGTGGGAAGTCATAGAGTTTCCTGCCATTTTGCCGTCGAGTAAGCCTTTGTGGCCTGAGTTCTGGCCGATAGAAGAACTACAAGCATTAAGAAACGAACTGCCTAACAGTAAATGGATGGCGCAGTACCAACAAAACCCGACATCTGAGTCCGCGGCGATCATCAAAAGAGAGTGGTGGAACGTCTGGGAAGGGGAAAGCCCTCCGTATTGTGAGTTCACTTTAATGGCGTGGGATACAGCATTTGAAGCAAACAACCGAGCTGACTACTCGGCGTGTACCTTATGGGGAATTTTTCAACATCCTGATGACAATGGGGTCACACAGACGAACATCATTCTTTTAAACGCCTTCAGAGACAGGATGGAGTTCCCAACTTTGAAGAGAAGGGCGATAGAAGAGTACAAAGAGTGGGAGCCAGACTCTGTAATCATTGAAAAGAAGGCATCTGGTGCGCCGTTGATCTATGAATTACGAGCGATGGGCATTCCTGTGCAGGATTTCACGCCTGTTAGGGGCAACGACAAAATTACCAGATTGAATGCAATCTCCGATATATTTGCCTCTGGGCGCGTTTGGGCTCCTAATAAGAGATGGGCCGAAGAAGTTGTTGACGAGGTTGCGTCTTTTCCTGGCGGAGAACATGATGACTACGTCGATACTGTCTCTTTGGCGTTGATGAGATTTAGAAAAGGCGGATTTATACGTGTCGAGTTAGACATCGAGGATGAACCGCAACAATTTAAAAGGCGCGAGCCTTATTACTGAAGGATAAATCATGGCTATTGAAAAGTCGTTGAGTCAAGCTCCCATTGGTGTGATGTCCGAGATGTCAGCGGCACCCGATATTGAGATCGAAATCGAAGATCCCGAGTCGGTAACGATTGGTATCGGTGATCTTGAGATTGAGTTTGAGAAAAAAGAGATGACCGACGAAGACTTCAACGCCAATCTTGTTGAGTCAATGGACGATGAAGTCGTTGCGAGTCTTGCCGGTGAGTTGATTGGTGACTATGACGAAGACGTAGCCTCCAGAAAAGATTGGATACAGACTTATGTAGACGGCCTAGAGCTTCTTGGAATGAAATTAGAAGACCGGGCTGAACCATGGGAAGGCGCTTGCGGTGTGTACCACCCGCTTTTGTCCGAAGCCCTGGTCAAGTTCCAGTCGGAAACGATGATGTCTACGTTTCCTGCCTCTGGGCCGGTGAAAACACAGATCATCGGCAAAGAAACGCCCGAGAAAAAAGAGTCCGCCAAGCGTGTGCAGGACGACATGAACTACCAGTTGATGGATGTCATGAAAGAGTACCGGCCTGAACATGAGCGGATGCTCTGGGGCTTGGGTCTTTCTGGTAATGCGTTCAAAAAGGTCTATTTTGACCCCAGTATTGAGCGGCAAGTCTCTCTATTTGTCCCAGCAGAAGACATTGTTGTGCCTTATGGCGCATCGGATCTTGTATCTGCGGAGCGTGTGACCCATGTTATGCGTAAAACAGAGAATGAGCTGCGCCGACTACAGGTTTCCGGCTTCTATGCAGACATAGACCTCGGCCCACCCAATAATATGTTGGACGAAGTAGAGAAAAAGATCGCAGAGAAGTTGGGATTCCGTGCTTCGACCGACTCCCGGTACAAGATTCTTGAGATGCACGTGGAGTTGGACCTTCCTGGCCATGAGCACAGGGATGAAGACGACGAGTTAACGGGTATTGCGCTGCCGTATGTAGTGACTATTGAGAAGGGATCGAATCAAATCCTAGCCATTCGGCGTAACTGGGAGCCAGACGATGAAACGTATGCGAAGCGACAGCATTTTGTTCATTACGGATATGTTCCCGGCTTTGGTTTTTACTATTTCGGCCTTATTCACCTTGTTGGTGCTTTTGCCAAGTCTGGTACTTCTCTCATTCGTCAGTTGGTTGATGCAGGAACACTGGCGAATTTGCCGGGAGGCTTTAAAGCGCGGGGTCTGCGCGTTAAAGGCGATGACACACCGATAGCACCTGGAGAGTTTAGAGACGTAGACGTTCCATCAGGGTCTATTAAAGACAACCTGATGCCGCTGCCGTACAAAGAACCAAGTCAGACTCTCTTCCAGTTGTTCCAAACCATTATTGATGAAGGTCGAAGGTTCGCTAACACAGCAGATCTTCAGATTTCCGATATGTCTGCCCAGGCACCAGTGGGAACTACGCTGGCCATTCTTGAGCGGACGCTAAAAACAATGTCGGCGGTCCAAGCTCGCGTTCATTACTCTATGAAGCAGGAGCTAGGGTTACTCAAGCAGATCATCGCGGCATACACGCCTGATGAGTACAGCTATGAACCAGTAGATGGACACCGCCGGGCGAAGAAAACAGACTATGACGATGTTGACGTTATCCCGGTTTCAGACCCAAATGCCTCGACGATGGCGCAAAAGATCGTTCAGTATCAGGCGGTCATGCAGTTGGCGCAGGCGGCTCCACAGCTATATAACCTGCCACTACTTCACCGACAAATGCTCGATGTGCTTGGAATTAAAGATGCACAGAAGCTAGTGCCAATGGATGAAGATCAGAAGCCGGCAGATCCTGTAACAGAGAACCAGAATATGTTGCGTAACAAGCCGGTTAAAGCATTTGCGTACCAGGATCACAGAGCGCACATCACAGTGCACATGTCTGCTATGCAAGATCCGATGATCCAAGAGTTGTTGAAGAACAACCCAATGGCCGGACAAATGCAAGCAGCCATGATGAACCATATCAACGAGCACTTGGGTATGGAGTATCGCAAGCAGATCGAGTTACAGCTTGGCTTTAACCTGCCGCCCAAAGAAGATGAGATGGGCGAAGAGGTTGGTATGAATCCTGAAGTCGAAGCTCGCCTGGCACCGATGTTGGCTCAAGCTGCACAACGGCTTCTTTCTCAGAACCAGGCTCAAGTCGCGCAACAACAAGCGCAGCAGCAGGCACAAGATCCAATCATTCAGATGCAGCAGCAAGAGCTTGCAATGAAACAGGCTGAGATTCAACGCAAAGCCCAGAAAGATCAGGCTGATATTGAACTGCGTAAGCGTCAGCAGGAAATAGAAGCCGGTCGGATTATTTCGCAGGCTGAGTTCCAGAAGCAGAAGTTACAGAGTGATACGGAGCTTGAAGCTATTCGTACCGCAGCCGAGATGCGAGATGGCAGAGAAAAGGAAATCATTCGCATGGGCGTAGACATTGCAAAACAGTTGTCTAGCCAGGCACATCAGAAAGAAGTACAGCGCCCCCAACAACCAAAGGCTAACAAATGACTGAACTAGAAGTAATCGTCGAACAGACAGACGACAAAGTTTCTCAACTGAAAGACTTCTTGGCAGAAGGGAAGTGCGAAAGTCTTGAGGAATACAAAAGAATTTGCGGTGAGATCCGGGGTCTGCTCACTGCAAGGGGGTACGCATTAGACCTTAAACAAAAGATGGAGAACACTGATGAGTGAAATCCTTATCGGCACAAATCCCGATAAACCGCAGATAGTAGGCGCAATTAACCTAGAAGCAACCAACGAAGAGAAAGCAAGGCAGCTTCCCAAGCCCTCGGGCTACAGGATTCTGTGTGCAATACCAGAAGTAGAAAAAGAGTACGACAGTGGATTGGTTAAAGCAGATACAACCATTCACTACGAAGAGATCTTAACGACGGTTCTATTTGTCGTTGAGCTAGGCCCAGACTGTTACAAAGACACTTCTCGATTCCCCACGGGACCGTGGTGCAAGAAAGGTGATTTTGTATTGGTAAGGCCAAACGCCGGTACACGGCTGTTAATCCACGGACGCGAGTTTCGACTCATTAACGATGACTCAGTAGAGGCAACGGTGATGGACCCTCGCGGAATCAAACGTAAGTAACAGGAGGACAAGATGCCTGAATTTGAAAAAGATGAATTTAAATTCCCCGACGAACAGACTAACGAACTGAGCGTCACTATTGGAAACGACAAAAACGATAAGGTCGAAGTCGAGATAGAAGACGACACGCCTGAAGAGGATCGTGGCCGTCAGCCATTGCCCGCCCCTCTCAAAGAGGAGCTTGAGAAAGATGACCTAGAGGCTTATGACGACGAGGTCAAACAAAAACTCAAGCAAATGCGGAAGGTTTGGCACGACGAGCGCCGCGAGAAAGAGGCCGCATATCGAGAGCAGCAAGAGGCTGTACGCCTGGCGCAGCAGCTCATGAATGAGAACAAGCGGATTAAACAGATTCTCGATACTGGTGGGAAAGAATATGCCACTACGTTACAAGAAGCTGCCGCGTTAAAGCTCAAAATGGCTGAGGTGCAGTACAAAGAAGCCTATGATTCTGGCGATTCTGACAAGGTATTAGAGGCTCAAAAAGAACTTCAAGCAGCCCAAATCCGGGCGATGCAGGCACAGAACTTCCAAATGCCTGCTTTACAAGAACAAAATTTTGAGGTACAAAATACATACGAGACCCCGCAACCTCGGGTAAATCCGAAGTTACAGTCATGGCAGGAACGAAATCCCTGGTATGGCCAAGACGACGAGATGACCGCTGCGGCCTTGGGTTTACACGAAAAACTCAAGAAGAGCGGCGAGGTGCAAATAGGGTCTGATGAGTATTACGCGATTTTGGACAGAACAATTCGCAAACGGTTTCCAGAGAATTTTGAGGAGGCCGAGGTTCCAAAGGCAAAAGCTGAGTCTCGTACAAGATCGAGCACGGTAGTAGCCCCAGCAGTACGCAGCACCGCATCTAACAAGATACGGTTGAGAGCGAGCCAGGTTCAATTGGCTAAGAAGTTGGGATTAACACCAGAGCAGTACGCCTTAGAACTTAAAAAATTGGAGGCCCAAAATGGCTGAGCAAAATCGAGCAACACGCGAAGTAGCAACCCGAGCAGTCACAGAGCGTCCTAAGCAGTGGATGCCCCCTGAGCTTCTCCCCGAACCAGACAAACAGGTTGGGTATGCGTATCGCTGGATTCGCGTCTCAATGTTGAACCAGGCTGACCCACGTAACCTTTCTACCAAAATGAGAGAGGGATGGGAGCCGGTATCCGTTGAAGAGCAACCAAAATTTAAACTGCTCATCGATCCTTCAAGTCGTTTCAAAGACAACATTGAGATCGGTGGACTATTGTTGTGCAAGGCACCAGAAGAGTTTGTGGATCAGCGTTCGGATTGGTACCGTAACCAGACCGCATCTCAGACGGAAGCCGTGGACAATAATTTAATGCGGCAAAGCGACCCAAGGATGCCCCTCTTTAAAGAGCGGAAGTCTACGAGTAGCTTTGGTAAAGGAACTTAATCTTTAGGAGTTAACAATGGCTTATCCTACTATTAGTAAGCCCTACGGCTTTAGGCCTGTTAACCGAATTGATGGTCTACCGTATGCTGGTGCAACGCAGCAGATTCGTATTGCTGGCACCTACAACTCGGCCATTTTCTTCGGTGACACGGTAAAAGTCGTCGCGGGTGGTTCTATCGAGCTTTCTGGCGCAACCACGACAGGCACCATTGTTGGTGTTTTCATGGGATGTCAGTACACCAACTCGTCTGGGCAGACTGTTCAGGCTCAATACTATCCCGGCACGGCAGTTACTAACGCTATCGCCTACGTAGTGGTTGATCCGTCGGCTGCGTATAAAGTGGCTATTACTACTTCTGGTACGGCTGGAACGGTTACTGGTGCAAACCAGACTATCGTTGGCGCTAACGTAGCTACTGTTTATGGTACCGGTTCGACTGCTACAGGCGATTCCGGGTCTTCTATTGTTCTTCCGGGCAACGGCGCTGGTGCTGCTACCACGCTTCCGTTCCGAGTTATTGCTGTCGTTCCTGATACTTCCTTTGTCTCCAGTGGTGTTGTTATTTACCCTGAAGTCATTGTGAAGATTAACGACCCGCAATACACGGCGCTGACCGGCACTGCGTACACGGCTTAAGGAGAATATAAATGGCTATTTCACGCGCACAACTACTGAAAGAGCTTCTCCCTGGCCTGAACGCTTTGTTTGGTCTGGAGTATGCTCGTTACGGCGAACAGCACAAGGAAATCTACGAAACTGAGACTTCCGAGCGTTCGTTTGAAGAGGAAACCAAGCTCTCTGGCTTCTCAGCAGCGCCGGTTAAGAACGAAGGTTCTGCCATCGCTTATGACAACGCCCAGGAAGCATGGTCTGCTCGCTATAACCACGAAACCATTGCTTTGGGTTTCTCGCTGACCGAAGAGGCCATCGAGGACAACCTGTACGACAGCCTGTCTGCTCGTTACACCAAAGCCCTGGCCCGTGCTATGGCTTACACCAAACAGATCAAGGCCGCTGCGGTTCTGAACAATGGATTTGACTCCGCCTTTGCTGGTGGCGACGGTCAACCCCTGTTCTCCAACGCGCACCCCTTGGTCTCTGGTGGCACAAACAGCAACATCCCCACGACTCCTACCGATCTCAACGAGACCTCTCTTGAGAACGCAGTGATTCAAATTGCTGCATGGACGGATGAGCGCGGACTGCTGATTGCAGCCAAGCCCAAGAAGCTCGTCGTTCCCCCTGCCCTCCAGTTCGTGGCCACCCGTCTCCTTGAGACTGAGCTGCGTGTTGGTACGGCGGACAACGACATCAACGCCATCAAGAATAACGGTTCTATCCCTGAAGGGTATACCGTTAACAACTTCTTGACGGACACCAACGCATGGTTCCTGACCACTGACGTTCCTAATGGTATGAAGCACTTTGTGCGCGTACCGTTGCAGAACTCGATGGACGGTGACTTCGACACTGGTAACGTTCGTTACAAGAGTCGTGAGCGTTATTCCTTCGGATTCTCGGATCCGCTCGGAATGTTCGGTTCCGCAGGCTAAGCAGTATAAGGATAGGGGGCTTCGGCCCCCTTCCTTTTTTGTTGTAACGGTGTATAGTTATTATTAAGTCTAGGATTTACCACCCATGCAGACTGGCCTAGCAGACTTAGTAGAGACGGCATGGGGAAGTGCTACTACACGAAAGGACTGTCATGGCGACGACTTCGTTTTCTGGGCCAGTAAAATCGGCTAATGGTTTTATCTCCGGCACCGCTACTGATGAAATTGCGGTCACCTCTGCTTCCAACGTTTCTTCTTCTTACGTTACCGCGTCAAATACGACTGGTGATGTACGACTGAACTATTCCCGTCTGACCTTTACCTCTACCGGTTCTGGTGAGACAGCTCGTTTCCTTACCCGCGTAACTGGTGCTGGCGCTGCTACTGGCGGCACAGTCAACGGTGCTCATATCTCCCTGTCCATTAATGGATCTGGAACGATCTCTGGTGCCGGTAATGCTCTGCGCGTAACTCTCGGTGGATCTTCTACTGCTCCTGGCGGTACGATTTCTGCAATCCAACTGGACTCTGATTTTGCTTCTGGCGGCTCTTGGTCTGGTGCTACTTACCTGCGTTGTACGAATAGCGGAACTGGAACTGTTAGCGCTCTGTTGCGCGTTCCTGCCCCGGCGTCCGGTACGGTTTTCCGTGCTGCTGCTGGAACTCCGGCTGCTACCCACACGATCCCTGTGATCAGTGATAACGGGACTACGTACTACATCATGGTAAGTACGATTGCCTAATGCAGATAACTAAAGAGTTTCTGCTAGAAGAGATCAAGCAAATGGAACAGCAACGCGCTCACGCACATGACGTAGCCGTTGCTTCCCAGGCTGCCATAGATACGATGAAAGCTATGCTGGCCCGTCTTGAACTACCAGATCCAGTGGAGAGCCAAAATGGGTATGCAGTATGACGTAAAGTCGTTTCACGCAGAGGTTTCATCACTTGCGTATGCGGCTCGTACACGTCTCAAAGGTGTAGTTATATCTCCCACTACGTCAACGACGTTTAACTCATGTGTAGTTGATACTGATGGGGCGTTGACGGGAACGTATGACATTCCTGGTTCAACTACTTGTACGGTGACAATTGCTAATCATGGATTGTCAAACGGGGATATAGTTGGTCTAAACTTTACTAGCGGTACGGCAGTAGACGACAGTTATGTAGTATCAAATGTAACAACTGATACGTTTACTATAACCACGGCAAGTTTGACTACCAGCGGCGATGTAACCATGTACCCTAAAGTCCTTGTTGAATTAGATTGCTCAACCGGCACAGCGTTTTATACATTGATTCCGGGCGAAGGCATCCTTGCAGCGGGCGGACTGTTTTGTTTGCTGCCGTCAACCAATGTAACCATGACTATTTTTTACGGATAGGAATAGGCCATGATGCAATATGACGTTAAATCCGCTCGGGCCGCAGGTACCGGGTTGCTTGTAACGCAGATCCCCGTAAGATTGAAGTCAATTACGGTGACAAGTGGGACTTCGTCTAGAAGGCAGACCGCCGTATGTGATCCAACCGTTCAAAAGTCAGGCACGTACGCACGTACAAGCCCAAGCACCACGATTACGGTGACCATTGTTAACCATGGTTTTGAGACCGGACAGCGGGTGTTTTTAGACTTTACGTCTGGTACTGCAAGAGATGGCGTGTACGCTATTACTAAAACGGGTGACGATACGTTTACCTGCGTAGACACTGGTGTAAGCACTACGACGAGCGGGAACGTCACAGCGTATAGCAGTATTGCTCTGGAAATTGCCACGTTCAGTACAGTTGGGTTGCCGGTTCTGATTCCAGGCGAAGGCATATATTGCCCCAACGGTATTTTCGTTGGTTGTGGTTCTTCTGTAACTGCGACGGTGTTCTATGGCTAAGGGCATGGGCATCAAAACCTCTGTGAAGTCGGGCAACTTCCGTCCGACTAAGCAGGGCGCTGGTATGACAGATAAAGGCGTGGCAGCGTATCGCCGTGCCAATCCAGGGTCAAAGCTCAAGACTGCCGTAACAGAAGACAAGCCTACTGGAGAACGGGCAAAGCGCCGCAAATCATTTTGTGCGCGGTCGGCTGGACAGATGAAGCAGTTTCCAGAAGCCGCCAAAGATCCCAACAGCCGTATTCGGCAAGCGAGAAAAAGGTGGAAGTGTTAAATGGAAATGATGCTTTGGAATATCGCTTTGAGTGCGATAGTGGCAATTATGGGTATGCTGCTTAAAAGTAAGTTCGATGAACTTAACCGTCTGAGCATCCTGCTTAACAGGACTCGGGAAGAGGTAGCTCGGGAGCACATTACCCGTGCAGAGGTACGGCAGGATCTGGATAAGATCCGTGAACATTTTGACGACGGCTTCCGCAGACTAGAGGCCAAACTTGACGCGATGGCGCAGAGGAAATTATGAAACGCAAAGTCAAACGGTATTCGCCTGGCGGCGGCATTGAAGATGATGCCATCAGTCTTGAGCAGACTGGTGGGTTTGGTCGAGCTGCGGCAGAGGAAGCTGCTAAGCGTCCTACCTTTGCAAGCACGATGGGCCAGATAGATGATCGTGATCGTCGAGAAATGGCGATGGCAGATATGGCAAAAACGAAGCCGGCCAAGTCTGCGGTTGTAACAAAAGAACAGATGAAAAAAGCCGGTTTTGATAACCTGCGCGACTATCTCAATGCTCAGCGTGGTCTTACCCGTCGTGGTTCGGCAGCAGCTCCAGCACCAAAATCCATGGGTCCAAGCGGACAGGACATAGACCGCATGGAATCCGCTCTGACGGCCTCCAATATCCGTGATGAGCGTAGAGCATACGAGCAAGGCAAGGACGCTACAGCAGCCGCTAAGAAGGCGGCAGACATGCAGAAAGAGCGTGCTGCATACCTCAAAGAACAGAATCGTTTAAAAGAAGATACTCAGACAGGATCTGGGCGTCTTGCTCGCAAGGCTGAAGCATTTAGAACCAGAATGCGTGAACAGGCTGCTGGCATGAAGAAGGGTGGCATGGTCGCATCAAAACGCGCAGACGGTATTGCTCAGCGCGGCAAAACCCGTGGAAGGATTATCTAAATGGAACAGGAACGCAAGGACTCTACCCGCACTAAGATGATCAAAGAAGCAAAGATCGAAGATGACTTCTTAGGCATCAAAAAGGGTATTAAATATGCGACGACAAAAGCTAGTGAACTAGCTGATCGTATGGGCTATACCCAAGAAGAGGAATACAAGAAGCCAATTAAAAAGGCCAAAGGCGGTTATGTTCGGTCCGCTGATGGGTGTGCAGTCCGTGGTAAGACGAAAGGAAAAATGGTATGAAAAAGATGATGACCGGTATGGGCCCCACCAAGATGGGTGCTGTTAAGACTGCTGCTCCTAGCAAAGATGGCGTGGCCGTTAAGGGCAAGACCAAAGGCAAGATGGTCAAGATGGCTGCTGGTGGTATGCCGATGGTTATGAAGGGCGGAAAGAAAGTCCCGGCGTTTGCTGCTGATGGCAAGGGCAAGATGGCCAAAGGTGGCATGACGAAGATGCGTTACGGCGGGAAGTGCTAAATGATGCCCTCACGCGGGATGGGCGCTGTGCGTTCTTCCAAGATGCCAACTGCAAAAACCGGGAGGCGGAAAGATGGAGACACTTTTACTCAGTATAAAGAGGGTGGCAAAGTCAAGTCTCGCGTCAATGAGGCAGGCGTTTACACGAAGCCTGGAATGCGTAAAAGCCTATTTGAAAAGATTAAGGCTTCCGCGACTCAAGGGACGGCTGCGGGTCAATGGAGCGGAAGAAAAAGCCAACTCTTAGCAAAACAATATAAAGCTCGTGGCGGTGGTTATAAGTGATCAAGGCACCTGTGTACAACCCTCAAAAGGATGGCAACGTCTTTCGATGGTTACTGGTAGCTTCGCAGGTGTATCGGAAAAGAAAGCAGGTAGAGACCAATGCCGCTAAAGAAGCCACAACAGAGCTTAAAAGAATGGGGCCAGCAGAAGTGGAAGACCAAAAGTGGTAAACCGTCGTCCGTTACCGGCGAGCGCTACCTCCCAGAGAAGGCGATCAACGCACTTTCTAGTTCAGAGTATGCAGCGACGACTAGAGCGAAAAGAGCTGGTAAGGCTGCTGGAAAACAGTTTGTTAAACAGCCAAAACGAATTGCAGCAAAGACAGCGAGGTTCAGATGAAAACGGTTACACCTAGCCCGGCTAAAGAAGATCAGATGAGCAAAGACCCGATTGACCAGATCAAGAAGGCCAAGGGTAAAACTGTTATTGCAAAGTCTGGTGGGTGGATCAAAGACGCGATCAAGAAGCCTGGTGCGTTACGCGCCTCTCTTGGCGTCAAGAAAGGTGAGAAGATCCCTGCCGGTAAGCTCGCTGCTGCTGCCAAGAAGCCTGGCAAGATGGGTCAGCGTGCTCGCCTGGCTCAGACATTGAAGAAGTTAGGAAAGTAAGATGCCTACCTCCGGGACCGTAGCGTTTAACTTAGACCTCTCCAATCTTATTGAAGAGGCGTTTGAGCGCGTCGGTGGCGAGCTGCGTTCTGGTTACGATCTGCGGACGGCCAGGCGGTCATTGAACCTGTTGACGATTGAGTGGAGCAACCGGGGCGTAAACCTTTGGACGATGGAGCAGGGATCGTTCCCGCTGGTTACAGGCCAGGCCATCTATCCCATCCCCTCGGATACGATCCAGATCCTTGATACGGTCATCCGGCAGAATCCTGGTACGTTGAACCAGATCGACATCAACATCAGCAACATCGCTGAGCCGACCTATTCTTCGATCCCCAATAAACTTACCCAAGGACGCCCGATTCAGTATTGGTTTAACCGGCAGTCTGGAAACGAGAATGCCACCGCAATTACCCTGGCCCAAGACATCAATGCCACGGATACGACGATTGAGCTGAGCACGACGACGGGCTTGGCTGCGGCAGGCTTTATCAAGATTAACAACGAGACAATCAGCTACCCCAACATCTCGGGTAGCTCGCTTATAAACTGCGCCCGTGGACAGAATGGCACTACGGCGACAGGTCATGCGGTCATTGGTACACCCCCGATCACGGTGCAGAACCTCCCGTGTGTGAACCTCTGGCCGACGCCTAATCCGCCTGGAGACCAGTACACATTTGTCTACTGGAGACTTCGCCGGATGCAGGACGCCGGGAATGGAACAACGGTACAGGACATCCCGTTCAGGCTTATCCCGTGTATGGTGGCTGGCCTGGCGTATTACCTCGGCATGAAGCTCCCAGGGATAGACCCCACCAGGATTCAGATGCTCAAGATGGACTATGAAGAGCAGTGGACCTTGGCGTCCCAAGAGGACCGTGAGACAGCTCCGCTGCGGATCGTCCCGCGTAACATGTTCTACTACGGATAAAAATGGCCTACAAAGACCCAGCCAGAGCCCTGGAATACTATCGCCAGTACAACGAGAAACGTCGTGCTGCGAAGCGTCCTATTAGCGCTAGGCAGGCCGCTATGAATGCTGGTGAGATCCAATACTCAACAGGCGAACCGTGTGTCAACGGGCATTTAAGTCCAAGAAGCACGCAGACAAGAATTTGCATGGAGTGTGATCGTTTGAGAAAGTCAAAAAAACGATTAGCAAATCCAGAGTTGTATCAAGAAAAAGGTCGCAGGTATTACGCTGAACATAGGCAAAAGGCTTTAGATCAGAAAAAGGTTTACAGGCAAGCAAACAAAGGGAAGATTATTGCTCTGGCTGCACTTAGGAAAAAAATCATCAAGCAGCGCACTCCTAAGTGGCTAACCAAAGACGACTTGTGGATGATCAAAGAAGCCTATGATCTTTCTAGTTTGCGGACTAAAATGTTTGAGTTCTCTTGGCATGTGGATCATGTGATACCGCTGCAAGGAGAAACGGTAAATGGGTTACATGTCCCAACAAACTTGCAAGTTATACCCGGCACAATAAACCTTTCCAAAAAGAACAAGTACGAGGCAAACTATGCCTAACCAATTTGCTTCTGGAAAGTTTGCGATTGCGGAGTGCGATAGATGTGATCAGCGCTTTATGCTCAAGGAATTGCGGATACAAACCGTTAAAACCAGACCTTTTAAAATTAAGGTGTGTCGAGCGTGCTACGACCCTGATCAGCCACAGCTCCAGCTTGGTATGTACCCGGTTAACGATCCACAGGCCGTCCGTGAGCCACGCCCGGATGTGAGTTATCAACAGTCTGGTACGAGCGGATTGCAAGAACTGACGACCAATAGCACCTCCCCGCTGGGCTTTGGTTTCCCTTTAGAGGGGAGTCGGGTATTTCAGTGGGGATGGTATCCAGTCGGTGGTTCATCCTACTTTGATGCGGAGTTGACGCCGAACGATTTAGTGGCTAAAACAGCAGTAGGATCGGTAACAATCTCAATATCTTAGGAGTCCAAAATGACTAAACAGATGCGTAGCGTAGCCAAAAAGGAAGCCATGAAGGCCGTCAAGGGTCATGAGGCTTCTATGCACAAGGCTAAAAAGATGAAGGCTGGTGGCCCGACTTCTCTCGACATGAAGAAGTATGGCCGTGGCATGGCAAAAGTAATGAACCAGCGTCAATCCGTAAGGGGACGATAATGGCTAAGTTCAGCAAAAAAGTGATGGGCAAAGAGGTAGGCAGCGGCGAGCTGTATGCCACCCCCCATACCATGCAAGGTTCCGTGATCGATGAGAAGGCAGCGATGCTGTCTGTCAGTCGTCCTCCCGATCCTAATACGCTTGCCGCTAAGGACTTTACCTGTAACACCCCGGCTGGCCGTGTGAGCTTTGGCGATCCTGGCCGTGACAACGTGAAGACCGACGGTATCAGGATTCGTGGAACTGGGGCAGCAACCAAGGGCGTAATGGCTAGAGGGCCGATGGCGTGAATTATTCCGAATTGACCGCTGCAATTAAGGGCTACGCAGAGAACGATTTCCCAGAAACAGTGGGATCGTTTACCTCTGCCAGCCAGATAGCTACGTTTGTTGAGCAGGCGGAGCAGCGGATCTACAACTCTGTGCAGATTCTTGCGCTGCGGAAGAACTCTACTGGTACGGTTACTGGTGGGAGCCAGTATCTGTCCGCCCCCTTGGATTGGCTGTCCACCTTCTCTCTAGCAGTAATTGACCCTGTAACGGGTGAGTACGAGTACCTGCTGGACAAGGATGTGAACTTCATCCGCCAGGCGTACCCATATCCAACGACATCAGGCAAACCGCTGTACTATGGTTTATGGGATGAGAACACGTTCATCCTGGGGCCGACGCCAGACGCCAATTACACGATGGAGCTGCACTACTTCTATTATCCCGAGTCAATTGTGACGGCTGGCACGTCCTGGCTTGGGGATAACTTTGACTCTGTTCTTTTGTATGGTGCTTTGCTGGAAGCCGCGGCGTTTATGAAGAGCGAGCCAGATACGATTGGCAATTACACGGCCCGATACAATGAAGCCATGAGCGTTCTAAAGCAGCTTAGCGAAGGCAAGAACCGGTCAGACGCCTACCGTAATGGCCAGATTAGAGTGCCGATTACATGATCACTCAGACACAGACCACGTCGTTCAAAGAGGAACTCTACGAGGGTATCCACGATCTTTTGACCGATACCATCAAGATCGCTCTCTACACCGCCAACGCCGATTTAGGGGCATCCACGACGGTCTATACCACGGACCAAGAAGTCACTGGAACAGGCTACACCGCCGGGGGTCTTACTGTAACAAATGTTACAGTGGCATCGTCTGGAACAACCGCGTATGTGAGCTTTGACAATCCTCAGTGGACCGGGGTGTCGTTTACCTGCCGGGGCGCTTTGATATATAACTCCAGCAAGGCCAATAGATCCGTAGCAGTCCTCAACTTCGGCAACGACAAGATTGTGACCAACGGAACATTTACGGTCACGATGCCTGCCAACACGGCTACAACCGCCCTGATAAGGTCTCAATAATGTTCGCTTCGTTCTTCTCCGAACCACCGACTGTAGTGGTATCTCAGATCCCCCCGACTGAGCATGAGACATGGATGCCAGCGGAAGACTTTGAGATGTGTGGGTCGCTGAACATAGACCTGGATCTCTTAAAGAAGAATGTCGAAACCAACATCAGGAAGGGCTTTCAGCAGATCGTTCCCCATCCGACTAATGAGGTGGAGGCAATGATTGTTGGGGGCGGACCGTCCTTGAAAGAATACATCCACGAAATTAAGAGCCTGCGCCGCCAAGGTGTGAAGCTCATTACTTTGAACAACGCCTACCAATACTGTATCGACGCGGGGGTGATGCCTTCTGCAATGGTTATGGTAGACGCCAGGCCGTTCAATGCACGATTTGTAGAAAACATCATCCCGGACTGCAAATACTTTATTGCATCGCAGTGTGACCCGACGGTCTTTGACAAGCTGCCCAAGGACAGGACTTATATCTGGCACACCAGCGCGGAAGAGATTAGTGACATTCTGGCGACCGAATACGCCAATTGGTATCCCGTTCCTGGCGGTTCTACCGTCTTGTTACGGACGCTACCTTTGTTTAGAATGTTAGGATTCAAGCGGTTTCATATCTTTGGATGTGATTCCTGTTTGGAAGATGGAGCGCACCATGCTTACGAGCAGCAAGAAAACGATGACCAGATGGTCATTCCTGTGCGTGTCGGCGGCAAAGTTTTTCACTGTAATCCGTGGATGGTTTCGCAGGCCAAAGAGTTTATTGACTTGATCGCCTGCATGGGTGATGTGATGGAGTTGGAAATCTACGGCGGATTACTCCGTCAAATTTTGGAAACTGGCGCTTCTCGCGCAGACTTAGAGGAGATTTAAAATGGCTGCAACCGCATGGCAACTGTATAACACTGCCAAACGCTACATCGGCAACGGGACGATTGAACTCGGCGCTGGTAACTTCAAGATGGCTCTCTTTACGAGTGCTAGTAACACTTCAACGTTTACTCTCAGCACGTTTGGTTCGTTGACCAACCAGATCTCTGCGACCGGCGGATACGTGAGTGGTGGTAAAGCTCTTGTTCCGGCTACCGGCCAGTGGACAACGGGGGCATCAGCCAAGCAAATGAAGTTCACGTACTCGACTATTGGCCTGACCTTTACGGCCTCTGGTTCTTCGTTGAACAACATTAAGTACGCTGTGATTACGTATGGAGCATCGGCTGGTGTGGCGTCTGCCCGTAAGTTGGTTTGCTTCTGCCAGCTATCGAGCGCACAGTTCACCGTTTCGTCGCCCAACACTCTTACCGTTCTCCCGGCTGCTACTGGCGTCTTCACCCTTACCTAAACAGTAAGGGGGCAAGATGTTTGCACAAGCCCCGTTTTCGGGCGCTCCTTTTGCATCTGAAGTAGGAGCGGGTGGTGTTGTTCCAGCAACAGCGGCACTTGTCATTGCTGGAGCTGCGCCTACTCTTAGAGTAGCGTCATTTGTTACGCCTGGCGCGGGGCAGATTGTTGTTGCTGGGTCTGCTCCTGATGTAGTTAGTTCGGCAGCAATCACCCCAGGGTCTGGCGCATTAACGACGTTAGGCTTTGCGCCAACGTTAGAGATTTCCCGGATTATCACGCCTGCGACTGGAGCAATCACAGTCCAGGGCTACCCAATAGTCATCAAGCAAGACTATGAAGTTTTCCCCGGTTCGGGGGCAATTTCTATAGATGGGAAGATCCCGGTTACGCTTGTTGGTGCCACCATATCCACAATTGTTGGTGAGGTAGCGCTTGAAGGGTACGCGCCAGAGCTGTCCCTTGGTATCAATGACGAGCCTGAAACTGGCAACATCAGCGTTGAGGGTCAAGAGCCTGTAGTCATTACGGCGACATTTATCTCGCCAGCAAGCGGTGCAATAGCAGTAGCCTCAGACCCAAGCATCATATTTATTGGTAATGCAATAACACCGGGAACCGGAACGGTAGTAGTAGCCGGGTCTCCGCCATTACAAGCAGTATTTGTAACAACGGTAACGGGATCTTTGTCCGTTCAAGGAAACATCCCGCTCATAGACAAACGCATTGAGGTCGGTACTGGGGCGGTAACGGTTGCTGGTGTAGCACCAAATGCAATTGCAGGTCGAGCATTGTTCCCGCAAACAGGGTCGATGGTAACTGCAACATCTGTTCCAACGGTTCTTCCAAGTTTTGAAGTAAGACCTGGCACGGCGAACTTAAACATCGTAACCTTTGCACCACGCAGAAATAGTCCTAACTGGACGGTCATAAATGACGCGCAGAATCCAAACTGGATTCCCATAGCAGCATAGAGGATAGATCATGGCACTTGTACTAAAAGACAGGGTTAAAGAAACCACCACAACAACGAGCACCGGGGCGTATACGCTAGACGGTGCGGTTGCTGGGTATCAGTCGTTCTCAGTTATAGGCGACGGGAACACAACCTACTATGCCGTGGCTAACGAAACAGACTGGGAAGTGGGAATCGGTACATACACAGCCTCTGGTACGACGCTAAGCCGCGACACGATTCTTGAGTCATCTAATTCTGGTAACGCGGTTAACTGGGGCGCTGGCAGCAAAGATGTGTTTGTGACCTATCCCGCTGAACGGTCTATGTATGTAGATGGGTCATCAATTGTTCCAGCAACATCGGCAACCTTGGGCGCAGCTAACGGTGGCACAGGCAATGGATTTTTTGCGGTAAGCGGTCCTGCAACAACGACAAAGACCTACACGTTTCCAAATGAGGATATGACGGTTGTTGGTTTAAGCCAGACCCAAACGCTTACCAATAAACGTGTGACGCCTCGGATTGGTACGGTAACTAGCGCTGCCACAATTACACCGACCGCCGACGATAGCGATCAATACAACGTTACAGCTCTTGCTACGAACCCAACTATAGCGGCTCCATCTGGAACACCAACGGATGGACAAAAACTTACGATTCGTTTAAAAGCCATTACATCAACTAGGACGCTTACTTGGACAACATCGTCAGGAGGGTATAGAGCGATTGCCGTAACGCTTCCAGCAACAATACCGGCTAACAAAACGGTTTATGTTGGGTGTATTTATAATTCAGCAGATTCTTTCTGGGATGTAGTTGCTTACGCTCAAGAACTGTAAAGGAGAAATATATGGCACAAGAGATGATCAAAATTGACTTCAGAATGGACAACGGTACGTTTAACTTTTCTGATGCGCTGCATTTACCTGCCAATCATACGTATACTGAGCAAGAGATTGAGGCCATGAAGCAGGCCAGGTTCGATGCTTGGATTGCGGTAATTACAGCTCCCCCTCAAGAACCGCAAGAACCAGTTGATGTCATTGACGTAACAGACACCTCTGGGCAATAAGGGGATTTAGATGGCCAATAGGTATTGGGTAGGTGGAACAGCAACCTGGGATGGTACTGCCGGTACTAAGTGGTCTACCACTTCTGGTGGGACTGGTGGCGCTGCCGTTCCTACTTCGGCTGATGATGTGTTTTTTGATGCCGCTTCTGGGGCGGGTACTGTAACTGTTAGTGGAAGTCGTCCTTGCTTATCTTTTAATGCCACTGGTTTTACTGGCACGCTTGCTGGAACTTCTACACCTAACCTTCAAGTACATGGAAACCTAACATTAGGTTCTGGTATGACTGTGGCCGGTACGCTTACAACGGTCACTATGCAGGGCACAGGTAGCTATACGATCACGTCAAATGGCAAATCACTGGTCAACATCACGTTCAACAATGCTGGCGACACGTGGACCCTGCAAGATAATTTAACGATAACTGGAGTGGCCACACTTACGGCAGGAACGCTTGCGTTAAGTTCGTACACTTTTACAGCCGCTTCGTTTACCAACACTTCCACTACTACGCGGGTATTAAACTTTGGAACAGGTAAGCTTGTTCTTACTGGGTCTGGCGTAGTTTTTAACGGGGTAACTACAGGATTTACCACATCAGGAACAACCAAGATTGTTGAGCCTAGTTTGGGTGCAGCTCAGACAATCACGCCGGGTGCTTTATCAGAAGCAAATTCGTTTGATATTTCTGTTCCTGCAACCGCAGGAAACTTCACTCTTACATTGACTGCTGGCGGGTATAACGATCTTACATTTGCCAATGCCACATACACTGTTGCCAACACAGCAATCACGGTATATGGAAGCCTGACAATCAACGGTACGTCTCCAACATTTACGGCAGGGACAAACGCCTGGACATTTGCTGCCTCGGCAACCACGGAGACAATCACAACAAGCGGTGAGACATTAGATTTCCCCATTACGTTTAACGGGGCCAGCGGAACATGGCAGCTACAAGACGCTTTAACTGTAGCCAGCGGCAGGACGACTACGCTTACTGATGGGACGTTAGATCTTCAGTCTTATACGTTTACGACCGGTTTGTTTTCGTCATCTAACTCTAATACCAGGACGATTGCTTTTGGAACCGGAAAAATTGTCTTGACTGGTACGGGTACGGTATGGACTACCAGTACGGCAAACAGCTTAACAATAACCGGAACAGATCGAATCGTAGAACCAGCGCTTGGAGCTGCTCAAACAATTACGCCAGGCTCGCCATCGGAAGCAAACACGTTTGACGTTGTAGTCCCGGCAACAGCAGGAAACTTTACGCTTACGCTCACAGCCGGTAACTTTAGAAACCTAACTTTTGCCGACGCCACCTATACGGTAGCCAACACAGCCATTAGTATTTTTGGAAACCTGGTTGTAAGTGGAACCTCGCCAACATTTACTGGCGGAGCAAACGCATGGACATTTGCGGCTACAGGATCTACGGTTCAAACAATTACGACCAATGGGGAGACTTTAGACTTTCCAATTACCAAGAGTGGAGCCACAACCTCCACATTACAGTTACAAGATGCGCTGTCGGTTGGCCTTACTAGAACGTTTACTCTCACACAAGGAATAGTTGATCTTCAGTCATACACACTGACTCTTGGTCTGTTTAGTTCTAGCAACAGTAACGTGCGCTCTATAGCGTTTGGAACAGGGAAAATATTGCTGGCCGGTACGGTTGGGGCAACGTCATGGACTACATCTACTGGCACAAACTTTACAAGTAGCGGATCAAAACTTGTAGAACTTACAGCCCCAGCAACTGGAACTAAAACACTTAATTTTGGTTCAATTATCGCGGCTAATACTTTAGACCTTACAACTATCACTGGTGGTGGAACGTCATCAATAACAATATCTGGTAACGTCAATAATCTCACTTTCTTTAACGGTACGTACACGATTACTGGCAGCACTCCATCTATTTTTGGTGACTTTGTAATTGGGGGAACTAGCCCAACATTAACCGGAAACACTTTTACGTTTGCTGCAACATCTGGAACTAAAACAATTACATCAAATGGTAATTCATTAAGCGCGGTTACGATCAATGGCGTTGGTGGTACATTTCAACTTGCAGACGCGCTTACAAGCACAACGTTTACATTTACAAATGGAACATTAGAGCTTCAGTCGTACACGCTTACATGCACTACGTCGTTTGAATCTTCTAACTCAAACGTTAGAACCCTTAATTTTGGAACCGGAAAAATAGTTTTATCGAATACGAGTGCAGCAACAATTTTAAGTATGAGCGGTTCAACTAACTTTAATTCTTCTGGCACTAGGTTGGTTGAAGCGCTGACCGGCGGTACAGCGACCAGAGGTTTTGCTTTTGGTACAGGGGTTACAGAAGCAAATACGCTTAATTTAAGTATTGTTTTGGGCGGAAGTTCTGGTGGAACATTTAACCCAATTACTGGGCGGATAAATAATTTTACTGTTGCAAATGTAACATGCGCTCTTTCAAGTCTGACTGCTGGTGGTGGTTTTTCTGCAACGATATATGGAGACCTTACTATTGGTGGCACAAATGTTACTTGGAGAGCCGATACAGCGTCAGGCGGTTATACGGTGACACTTGGAGCAACGTCCGGGACAAAATTAATTACTACCAACGGAGCGACCGTAGGAAGCAATTTAAACTTTAACGCTGTTGGTGGAACTTGGCAGTTGCAAAGCGCTTTAACAATACACGACGAAGGAACTTTGTCTGTTTCTGCTGGAACACTTGACCTAAATGACTATTCGGTATCAACTGGAATTTTTTCTTCAAGTACAAGTAGTGTTAGAACTCTTGATTTTGGATCATCCAGTGAGATTTTAATAACGTATGGTGGGGTAGATTTAAATACACAAATAATTAATATTGGAACTCTTACTAATTTAACTTATATTGGAACACCAAAATTTGCTTTACAGTGCAATGGGGGTACACCGTCTATATCAGCCACGGAAGCAAAAGCCATAGATTTAAGGGTAATAGCAGCCGGACAAACGTATGTATCTAGCATATTTGAGGTAAAAAACATTTCATTTATTACTAATGGAAGTTTAATTCCTACCGCTTCTAGCAATGAAATTTTAATTTACGGAGATTTTTATACAGACCCCTCATGGAATGGTAGTTTTGGAAATTATACTCTTGAAAACCCTCCAGGAGTTTTTACAACATATTACTTGTATTTAAATTTTGCATCGACATCGGCAACAGTTAGATCAATCAACACGCAAAACAAAACGACGTTTGACTCAATAGTGCAATTTACTGGTGCAGGTGGGTCATGGAGATTTGACTCAAACTTTACTCATGATACGCAAAGCGTCGCTAATGACGCAGAACAATATATTGACTTCGTTGCTGGTACATTAGATTTAAATGGCTACACCATAACTACAAATAGATTTTTGTCAATTTCAAATCCGTCCGCAGCAAGAACTCTTACATTTGGTTCGGGAACACTAGCATTGCGTGGGAATGATACTACGTATCCTAGTGGTGTATTGGAAATTAGCGGTCAAAGTGGTAGTCCCGCATTTACGTGCAATCCTGGAACAGGAGCAATTAATTTTACAGCTAGTAGCGATAAGTCACTTGATGCAGATATAGCTACCGCACCTACAATACTTCCAACAATAACAAATACGACAAATACAGTGTTAACTTTTTTAGCATCAAATAACAACTTACTTTTTGGTGATTTAGGTGCGGTACCATCATCAACGACGTATACTTTTACTAGCGGCAGAACATACTATTTTAGTAATTTTACGCTAAGGCGTAATGCTGGAACAGTAACCCTCAATTCTACGAGCCCAGGGTCTATATATAGATTAAATATGGCAACAGGGATTGCAAATTGCCAGAGATTAAATATTACGGACTCAACTGCAGAGGGGGGCGCAAGATGGTTTGCGGGCTCATTGTCTACAGACGGTGGCAACAACACAGGCTGGATCTTTACGAATCCCACGACTGGTAATATGTTCATGCTGTTCCAGTAAGGCTCAAGAATTTAACGACGGAGTAAATTATGGCAAGTACATACAGCCCACTAAAGATTGAACTCATTGGAACGGGTGAGCAGGTAGCCACCTGGGGCCAGACAACGAACACAAACCTGGGCACGGCCATCGAGCAGGCCATAGGGGGTAAAGCAGATGTGACGATGTCCAGCACATCTGTCACTCTTACGCTTACTGATACCAACGCTCTTCAAGACGCCAGGGCGCTCTACTTAAACTTAACGGGAACGCCAGGCGGAGCTGCAACACTCAATGTCCCGGCAGTGCAGAAAGCCTACATAGTCCGCAATGGTACGACCGGGGGTTTTGCTGTCACAGTTAAGGTCACGGGCCAGACAGGCGTCTCGGTTCCCAATGGGGCCACGATGCACCTCTATAACAATGGGACAGACGTAGTAAACGCCATGACGAACTTACCTGCTGGCGCTACGGTTGGCGGGGTAGCAATCGGTACGGGCGGTGGATCTGTAACATCTGTTACAGGGACGGGTACAGTCAATGGCATCACACTGACGGGCAATGTCACAACGTCCGGTTCACTGACTCTTGGCGGTGCTCTGACCAACGTGGACCTTGCAACCCAGGTAACTAATACGCTACCAACTAACAGGGGCGGAACAGGTCAAACGGTTGCTAAGTATTGCAATCTCACAAACGCTACGAACGTGGACGGAATACTGCCAGTAGCAAACGGGGGGACGGGAAGCAACACTCTTACAGCGAATGCTGCGTTAATAGGAAATGGCACTAGCGGGATATTGGGGCTTTCGCCTGGTGCTTTGGGCAATATAATGACATCTAATGGTACGACGTGGGTGTCGAGTGCTCCATTAACAGTAACATCATTTAGTGCTGGCACGACGGGTCTAACACCCAACACAACCACTACTGGTGCAGTAACACTTGCTGGCACATTAAATGCCGCTAATGGAGGGACAGGTAGAACTTCGCTTACAGCCAATAACGTATTGATTGGTAATGGAACAAGTGCAGTTAATTTTGTAGCGCCAGGATCTAGTGGTCATGTTTTATTGTCCAATGGAAACGCTTGGTCTTCTGGATTTCCAACAAAATTGTCAACAGCGTCTGGATCTGCTCCGTCATATTCAGCAAGGGCGTGGGTAAACTTTAATGGTACAGGAACCGTAGCTATTCGTGAGTCTGGTAATGTTTCTAGTATTACTGATAATGGCACTGGCGACTACACTGTGAACTTTACTGCCGTAATGGCGGATACAAATTACGCAATCACAGCTAGTGGATCACAAAACGGAACGATAACTGCTAATGACCGATTTGTGTCATCGTTTGCTGTGTCTAGCTCTGCTGCACGTTTGATATTTTCGGCCTGGATCAACGGTAACTCGGTGACTGATCCGGTTGTCGTGTCCATCGCCGTTTTTCGCTAATTAAGAGGAAAAAATGAACAAACGAATTATTTACAGAAAGGATGACGGCGGCGTTGCTGTAGTCATTCCTACATCAGAATATCTTAAAACACATACGATTGAAGAGTTAGCGGCAAAAGATGTTCCTGCTGGTGTTCCTTATGAGATTGTAGATGTATTCTCTT